TAATTAAATAAATAGTAGTCTAAAGGTTTCACGGCCTTTAGGTGTAATCAGAGTCTGTGTGCCAGACCATTGTGTTTTTTCGTTGAGTGTTTCCTTGACCTCAAACAAACCATCGTTTTTATTGGCTGTTGGTTGGAGCTTGCCTTTCTTATCTCGGTAGATGTATTTTTTCTCCATCAAGAAGTCAATAAACTTACGTTCTTTGATTTTTAATTGTTTTGCTGTTTCTCGGAAGCTGGTCAGTAAGTTTCTATCTACTAGTTCATCGAAATAGTCTGCTTTCGGTTTCATTATGGTATTTTCAACGGAAAGTACAGCTTTTTCAGCTTCCAAGTGTTTAATGACTGCTTCTTTTTCTTTCAGTTGATTACCAGCCATAAGGAGCAAGTCTGCTAAGGCTTGTTTGTTGTGTGTGATATTATAAGCCACTTGGTCGGTCATATAAGCGCCATGCTTACGAATAGAAGGCAGAACTTCGCTAGTGACCCAATCAGCAAATTTCTCTGCTTCTGGTTTGCGAGATTGAAAAACAAGTTTATAGAAATTCGCTTCGTTGATGAAGTTGGCTTGTTGAGTTCGTCCTAGACTGTCGGTGAGGTCGGTAGTAACGACCCCATCCTTATTTAGCCGTTTTAGTGCGTCATTGTGATTTTTAATTTCCAAAACCTGACAGCAATCTTTCAAATTAAAATAAACTTCTTGATTAACTTCTGTCGTTCTTACTTCTCCGAATTGTTCATTTTTAAAAATTTGTAGTTCCATTTTTATGCTCCTTTAATATAATTACCAATAATAGTACGATGCTCATCTTCAAGACTATCCAGCCTGTACATGATAAGATTTAGCAAGGCAAAGTGCTGACCATGTGCTGCAATTAAATCATGATAAGACCAATAATCATCAAATTTAGGTGCTATCGACAGCCATTCATGTATAATTTCAAGGCTTTCTCTAATTTCACTGGTACATGCCACTAATTCTTCGTAGCTGTCTAACATTTTATTTTTTGCCATTATAAAAACTCCTTTGCGGTATGACAAAGAAGCTCTTTTCTGATATAATGATTTCAGAAAGAGTTTCTTTCTAGCGATACCATGTGCTAGTCGGCTTGGCGGTTTGAATAGCACTTGGTATTTTTTATTTTTCGGATTTTAAAAGGTCAATTCCTTTCAATATTGCTTGTGTCTTCGATAATTGTTTTTTATTTGCAACCTCTTCTAAATTTTGAAATTCAGATTCAGTTAGCTTAATAGACACTCTGCGATTTTTAGGATTTTCACTTTTCGGTCTTCCGATTTTAGCAGTCATACTTCATCACCTCACTTTTTGACTTCACCAAAATTATATTATAGTGAAGCCAAAAAGTCAAGAGGTTTTTTGAAAAAAATTAAAAATAATAAAAGCACTTAGATTTCTCTAGGTGCTTTTGATTGTTAATAAGCAAATTCAAGTTTATCCAAAACCGTAAGAAAATTTATCAGGCAACTCTTTACCCAATTTAATACTTTTAGTTAAAGTATCTTTTACAAACGAAGCGAATTGTCCTAAATCATCTCCTGTATAGCTATATTTTAAAGTGGTTTTATCAACTGTTGCAATACCTTGACATTCTCCACTAACGGCAGAATATTGTCTCATAGCAGTACCATCTTCTATTTTACGCATAGTAATAATTTGTTTATCAATCTTCGCCATTTTCGCTTGCCTCCTGATAATTAAATTGTAGGTTAGCTCTTTTATGAGCTTCGTCATAATCCATTTTTAACTGATTCATGTAGTATGATTCAAGGCTTTCGTGCTGTAGCATCAATATATCGTATTTCTTTGGATTACCCAAGTATAATCTTTGAAAACTTTGAGCCATGTCATAGTGCGGATAAAAGTTCATCACCCTCTCTTCAAAAGCTTCAAAATCCCACAACAAATACTGGTTATCTAAAATATGTTCTAATGCTTCTGATACTGTAGAACGAGGAAGTTTGCTACTTTTTACCATTTTTTCTACAACATCTGCACGATTAGAATTTTTCAGTTGCTCATAGTATTTTATCGCAAAATCACTTTTTTGCTTTTCTACATCTCCGCGAGCCTCACTTATTGAACCGCTAGAGACTAAAGAATCTAACTTATCCACACCCTGATTATACACCTTTTTCCAGTCTTTAGCAAACAGTTTTTCTTTAATTGCTTCCCCTTCACGCTCCCAACCTGCAAAGATTTCGTCCAGAGAACGTTGCTCAGTGGCTAGTTTTACTGAGCCATCGTTTTGCAAGATATCAAAGTAAGGACTAGGCTTATCAGACTTAACTGCAGGCCTGATAGTGGAACGGCAACGGACATGGAATGGCGGTGCGGTTCGACCTGGTTCATATTCCTTAACAGAATGAACCTCGTGATTTTCTAATCTGCAAATCTCACTTGTACGACTGTCTAATACTGCTACGATTTCGTAGTGGTCGCCACCAAATTCCTTAATAGTATCTAGTGTTGCAAGGTTATTATAAAAGGTCGTCTCAGTTCTGACAAGCGTGTCTGCTCGATGATAGGCAACTCCTGTACGTTCAGAAAGAGCCCTAGCCATTCTATCAATAGACCAGCCACCTGTTAGGCCTTTATTGATTGTATCACTGATAGATTTATAAACAGCTGCATCATGCCCCCACACATTTGTTGAGAATGTCTTACCACTCCAGTTACTAGCCATCTTATGCTTAACTGCATCGACACCTAATATTGGATTCTCTATGATTCCAAAATGAGCCAAGTTCTTAGCTTGATGGATTTTACCTTTGATGTAGACGTCACTCAGAGTCTCTGTGACCTTGTCATGTATGCCATCTGGCTTCCCGTATAGTTCAGCTGTTAGACGCTCAATTTCGGCAAGCAAAGCCTCCTTGCGACTGATACGATGGCGATATCCCAAGGCGTCCAACAAAGGTGTCGGTGTGTCAGGATTTAAGGCCATCTCACGGAATCTTTCAAGGGTTACATGCTTAAACTCTCTACGCTCTTTATCTGTCAGATATTGCTTGGCCTCTGCGTGAGTCATTTTATTATCAACTGCATACCTGGCATAAAACTTCTCAATCTCAGAAACCAGCTGGTGTTTATAGTCTGCCAAGGATTGGCCAATCTGTGCCATGTACCTATCAGCAATTATCTGAGCGTTTTGTTCCTGTTGTAAAGCTCGCTCAGTCCAATACTCATCTATCTTTTTCTTGTTCTCGGTCGTCATGGTCATCCTCTACCTTTTTGAAATTGGTCTGAGAGTATGGTTCTTGTCCTTGTTCCTGTTGTTCTTTCAATCGTTTCTCAACCTCTGGTTGATACCATGGATGTTGTTCACGAATGCTTAGATCGTCTAAGATACCGATTGAGTTTACACAATCTTGAATAGCTTCAGACTCATTTGAAATGATGTCACGGTTAAAGACATAAGTAAATTTAGATGAATCAAACGCTACTCCTTTGTTAGCTGCATACTGTTCTACAAACCAAAGGAATTGCTTGATACCTTTTTGGAACTCATTTTCTAGCTCATTACAATCCAAATCAAGGTCTGTATAGCGCCATTTAAGAGCCTGACCACTCGCATTACCTAAATTATCATCTTGGGTATCAATGGCTCTTGCAGCCTCATACAAGAACTTACGAGAGCGTTCGATATCTGCTTCAACTCCACTAGTATCATTGTCTGCTTGTAGGGTATCTACACCACCATCACTAGAAACTTTGATAGAGCGGAACTTGTTCAGATTATTCATGAACTCGCCCAGGTCTGCACCTTGATAGTTTTTCAAAACATAAATCAACTTCGGCATATCTGCCAACATATCAGCATTAGTAGACATTTGAAGTTGAATATTATCAATCAAAGACTTGGTTTGAACTAAAAGACCGTCCTCATACTCGTTGTAACGAAATGGGATCAGAGGGACTTTCTCCCAGGTGTAAGGGGTCCGTGTACCGTCTGCATTGACATAATAAAAATTCCCCTTAGTCTCTTTAGAAAGTGGATTGAGTTCAAGGTGTGAACCTGTCCAGATATAATCTGTAATTCCTTGTTCGTCGTAGTATTCTACAAAGGTTTTAGTCTTCTTCACTCCACTTTCGTAGACCACTTGATTATAGACTCGCACAAAGGCAGATAGTTCTAAATGACGCTCGTCTTTCCAAAAAGGGATAATCTGCTCACTTGGGATTTTAAACAAGCGTAGACGGCCATTCTCGTCGTAATAAGGCAAGCCATAAGCTATCCCTTTTATCACTGCTTCCTTACCGAGTGACTTAATCGTAGATAAAAGATCCTCGTCAAACACGCTATCTAAAAAATCTTGTGATTTTTCTCCTTCAAGCGAGATTGTTGGTTTTTTAGAAAACAAATACCCGACCTTCTGGTCTACCAGCTTCTTAAATAAACCCAATTCAATCCTTGAGTTCGTCCGCCAATCCACATCTACTTTTTTCTTTCGAATATCTGTTTGGTTTCGGTAATATTCGTAAGCCTGTTTCATCGTACTTACTTTCTCAGAACCCTGGTGTTCTCTTATCTCAATCTCTAGTATTTCATTTTGGGTTGTATTCTTAATCAACAACCGCCTGATTAACCATTTAAACCAATTACTCAACATTTCTCCTTCTCCTACCAGAATGATATTCCTGGCTGTCTCATATCGTCTTCAAACGCATATCTTGTAGCGTCGATTGTGTGGTCGTTTACTTCTTCTAATTTAGGCTTGGGATTTCCATCACGATCAACTGCATAGTCGGCACTTTCGAACTCTCTTGCGATATTCGGTGTGCGCTCTGGATCTATCACAATGGCACCCAAATCATCCAACCAGCGCTCTCCATACTCCCTACTGTCAGGACCTTTCTTAGCACCTTGAACAAGCGGAATATTTAGCTGTAGTTTTAACTCATCAATCGACTTAGGTTCTGCGCTATCACAGGTTATCATCTGAGATTGATAACCTTTCTCACGGATTCTTTCAGCCAACTCACGGTTGCTAATCTTCACGCCATAAATCTCATCAATAGCATAGATAACACGTTTCTTCTTGTCATAGTGCCATCTTACAAAAGCCAAAGGGTCGTTAGCATATCCAAAGTCATTTCCTTGTCGAATGTTATCAAACCTTGCTATCTCCTCGTCTGTAATCTTGCGGAATACCAGATTTTCAAATGGTGCTACACCAGAACCGATAGCCTCACCCAAATACTCCCAACGATAACGCTTCTCTGAACGTTCTCTCGTGGCCTCTGCTTCTTCTATGAATGCTTGGGATATATATGGGTTATCTAAGTAGGTCGAATGGTGTACGTGGGTGTTAGGAGGCTGTATGACACTCTCATACTTCTTATTCACCCAAGACTGTTTTCTTTTTGGAGGATTGTAAGAGTAAAAGAATTTATAAAAAAGACCATCATCCAATTCTCCACGAAGAAGGGAGTTGGTGATTGTCTTTACTTCATCTTCAGTTTTGAACTCAGCAAGCTCTTCAATCCAGCCGATTGCGAATGGAAAACGGCTGTCTTTCAAGGACTTAATACGCTCTGGATCTTGTGCACCACGGAAGATAATATAATTTCCTCTTGGGATATAGGTTATCTTCAAAGGGGACTTATTAATCTTAAATAAATGACTAACCCCTTGCTCACTAATCGCCCATTTCAATTGCTCATAGACCGATTGTTCTAAGGTATTATCCGTCTTACGAATACACACGGCATTGACTGGATAGCGCATAATCAGTTGAATGATAGTGTGTCCGAGGTCGCTTGACTTACCAGAACCACGCCCACCCTTTTCAACCACATGTAAGATTTTAGGGTCTAACGCTGCACGCCACATAGAGTAAAAAGCCTTTGGGATAAATTCGCTCATTCTACGCTTCATCGCTAACTCCTATATCATCAACGAATTGAACAGCCGAAGACATCTCAATTTCTTTTCTCTCTAAATACGCACCATTCACTTTGAATATATGATCTAGGGAACGTTGTCTTTCTTCAATTGTCGGAGTAAATTCATAAGTCGTTTCCGATACCTCCACACCTTCAGCGGTCTTTACAGTTTTTTTAGAATACCCTTGTTGAGTTTCCCCTCTAGCAATACTAGCAGAGATTGCCAAGGCTTCTGCGATTGACATCGAACGTTCGTCAAAAAGTTCTTCAGTACGTTTTTTGATATATTCAGAAATGTCAACTTTTGTCAACAATCTTTGTCCTATAGACCTCGCTGTTTTATCAGAATACCCTGCTTTTATTGCAGCTTGTGTTGCGTTTCTGCTGATGATGTACTCATCTGCGAATCGTCTTTGTCTTTCATTCAATTTTCCATCACCACCTTTCAAAAAATCAAAAAAAGCCACACGATGTGCGACCTTCTTGCAAGGCGACTACTACCTTGTTTGTTAATTAGAAATCAATTTTCTGATTTATTTTTTTGTAGCCATTACGGCGATGCCCGGAATCGAACCGAAAAGTTTGAAAATAAATTGGAGAGAAAATCACTTTACGCCTGTCACCGCCAAAACGAGGCCGAAACCTCGGAAAAATATAATAAAAATAAAGGAGACGTCAATGAACGAAATAGAGGGAGGGACTCGAACCCTCAATGCCTTTACGACACTATGATTTCAGGTACCTCTCTTTTCAATTCTTGACACTACCATTCTAACAGATTTTAGACTTCATGCCTGTACAGTTACTATCATTTACTATCAATTCAGAAAGAATAATATCAAGCTCCTTTACTGCCTGTTTCTTTAAACGGTAGTAAGTAGGGGAACTCATGCCCCCCATGCTGTCACAGATATCATCAACGTACATCTTGTTGATGTAAGTCATTCTCAATACCGCCCTGTGCTTGGGATTTTTAAGCTTGTTGATCATTCGACCTAATTCAAGTTTTCTGTTAATGACCACTTTAGTATCCTGCTCTATAGCCTCTTTCATCACTACCAACTGAGTATAGACATCATCAACCTTTCTAGTCTGTCCACCTTGGACTTTGACACCTGACCACTTAGGGCTTGAGAGCAAACCTGCCTCGAGCTCATTGATTTCATCTATACGGCTTTGGATGTCCATGTCAAGGTCTTGTAATTCTTTCAATAGCTCTTTAGCCTTGTTCACTCTCTATCTCCTTTGTGATATAATAGTCTTTGCGAGAACTATTAGCTGAGACAGAGCGTGTCTTGGCTTTTTTGTTTACGTTATTGTCTATATTCTAAAATGGTTTCTCCTCATGTTCCATCTCCTCGATTAGCCAGTCAAGGTTCTTTCTGGCTTTCTTCAGGTCTTCAAGACCGTTTTTCTTCTGGAATCGCAGTTGATACTTCAAGGCATTTC